AATAAATGCTGTCCATCTCCAATATGGAATTCTCCTTCTACTTTTTTAGGTGCCATAACTTATTTTTTAATTTTCCACTTCTTTTCTAAATATTCATAATAACGTTGGGTCTTATTACCATTGTATAGAAACCATACAATATAGATATCAAACCACCAATCCAACTTTTTTAGTAACTTTTTCATTTTTCTTATTTATTTTATCTTTCAGTTTAACTGCTAAAGCGCATAATTCATACTCCTCATGTTCTACGAGTATTTGTAAATTTTCATCTAATAAATCTAAAAATTCTCTACTATCGACTGATAGCGTGATAACAAGAAACTCTTTTATTATAACCTGTGCAAATTCTACTTTCTTTTTTCTTGCAGAAATTCCATATTCAATACCTAAGATAATAGCCTTAGCTACATCAAGTGTGTGATGTTGAAAAACATCATCAGGTTTATCGGTATGAAATTGAATTGGTTGGAATTTCTTTTTTGTCATATATTCAAATATACGAAAAATATATTAGAATTCCAAATTGCCTGTATTAAAACTTTTAAAAACTTTTGTAGCTATTTTTTTGTACCCTGTATTTGAGGTTGTTAGGATACAATTTCTAAATTCTTCCCAATCGATTTGAAATGAATTATCTAACATACCACCTGTCTTTGATTTAACTACTTCATTTAGGGCGTTAATAGTGTATATTGTATTTGATTGTTTCTTTCTATGTACTAAAATAGTTTTCCATTCAGATGAAATTGGAGCAGAACCCTTACCTACATTGAATGTTATGAATGCTTCTTCTGGTCTTAGTTTGCTTTCTAAAACAAAAACATTTGGGTTTGTTAAAATATAACTTCCTAATATAAAACTAACCGAATTATCTAAATCCTGCTTTGTTGTGAATAAGCAAAGTAGTTGTGTGTTCATTATTTTTTACCTTTTTGTTTAGCCTTTATAAGGTCTATTTGTTGCTGCCTAACTCCAGCTTCCTTTTCTACCATCTTACGTCCTCTATCTAAGATACTATTTGTAGCATCTAAAGTTTTTTTAGTTTGAAGTTTAACCCCAGCTTTAACCATCGTACTTGCTACTACTTTAACTTCTTCTGGAACAGGTCTCCTAACACCTCTAGCTCTTACACCTTTGCCAGCTTGATATCTATCGATGTGAAATTTATTATCAGGTGGTGGTGGGTTTACGCCCATTTTTTTTAATTTCTTTTCGTATGTTGGGTCTAATTTCATTATACTATTGAATTCCATAACATTTGGATGCCAGAAATTCCAAGCTTTCATTAAAGCCATTCTCTCATCTGGATTCATTTTTTTCAAACTATCTTCATTAATACCAGAGAAATCGCCTGCTCCTACTGATTTGATAAAATATTCTTGTAATTTTTCTCGTCTGATTGAAACTATTTCATTTTTTAATCTAACTAATTCTTTATCATCAGGTGATGCTGATAACTTTTTTACCACTCTATCTAATAATGCCGAACCTTCTAATGAATTTTTCAATTGATTCAAAGGAGTTTCAATTAAATCCCAGTTATCAGGACTATCTAAACGGTCTTGCTCAGCTAATAAAGTTGTTTTAATTCCTTTTTTCTTTTTTTCAGCAACAATTTTTCCTGCATTTGAATAAGGAATATGATGGTCTAATTGCATTTGATTGAAAGGAACTACTTCACCTGTAACTACACTACGTCCACCATTACTTAGATATAATTGAACAATATCTCTAAATCTTTGAACACCCGCTTCGCCGGTTGTTAATTCAGAAGCAACTCCACCTGCTTTAGTTATAGATTGCTTAACTTTGGTAAAATCTTTACCTAATTCGTTTTTCATTACCTCAATCGTTCTATCGATGTGTTCTTCCGATACTTCGTATTTAGGTAATTCTAATCTATATGATGGGTCTTTTAATTGTTTTTCAGTTACTTCTTTTAATGCAAGTAATTGTTTTTCAGTTGGGTCAAACACACCAGCTCCCTTTAATTGCTTTTCAGCCGAAGGTATTAAACCAAATTTAACAATTTCTAATAATTTCTTATCATCTAATTGCTTTCTAGCTATATCTTCTTTTGAAGGAACGAATGATTTGCCTGATTTTGTTTGTTTTGGCGTACCTTTATCAAATACATTAGCACCTTTACCTTTACCAAATACACTTTTACCTTTTATTGGTTGTTCTGCATCATCATCGGTAGTATCTACCATATCAACATCCTTCTCACTATACCCACTCTTTTTCATCATTCCCTTTGCAATATTATATGCTTGCGTTTTTCTATCATATCCTAATGCGGATGCAACTCTTACATCATTTCCGGTTTCAGGGTTTTTAAAAGATTTAGCTAATACCTTATCTAATGGTTCTTTTTTAGGTGCTTCATTTATATAAGAAAAGTATACTCTAGCTTTCTGAGCCATTTCATTGGCATCAGAAACACCATTCTCTCTTAAAATTTCTGCTAATGTTGTAACTTGTTGTTCCTTATTTAAATCAATAATACCATGTTCTACACGATATTCTAATTCTTTAAGGATTTCTTGGAAATTTATTGACATCTTTATTTTAATTTGTATTAAACACAATTATATGATATAAATATAAATTTTTAATCTATTACACTTAAATCATCATAATTCTTTCCTTCTTCGGCTCGGACTGGGAATCCACCTTCTTCCATAATTGTCGTAACCGATTTTAAAATCTCATCCCTTTCTTCGGGATGTGTATCTATAAGAAAAGCATCATAGGTATAAAGTACCATTTTCGATTTTTTACACTCCAACCAATCTAACACCTTACCAATCTTCATATAATTGATTTCAGTTTCCAATGCCTGTAACAAATAGTTGAATACCTTTTGTTCAGTCGCTCCCTCAATTTTTGAGAAATGGATTTCCCTCTTATAGAGAGGAGTCGTTAAACGGCCGGAGATTACGAACTTTTGGTATAATCCCTTTATATATTTATCAACTTCTATAAAAAACGGAATAGTTCGTGCCGAATCATCTAATCCCCCATATAGATAAGTAAATGTTACCTTCTTTGCGGTTTCATAATCACACCCATATAAATCGGCTAAGTGTTGGTGAGCGGTAACCCCTTTAGGAAACTCATACCCAATCAACTTTGCAATCAAACGAATGTGATACGACTCATAATCGAATTGAAGGAGAGTACCATCTTCAAACCTGCTTACAAATGCAGAACGAGTTCCATCGGATTTGTTAAGAGCAGAGTAGTTTACGTTGAGATGTCTATTGGATGGACGACCGGTTGTTGTATATGGATTGTATTGTGTGTATACTTTTCCGGCATCTATGAAGGCGGGATTGAAGCTGAAACTATCTATAAATTTTTCTTCTTCGACTTTTACCCCAGCCCCCTCCAGCCTCCCAAGTATTTTAATAGAATCTGAATATGTACGATACCAACTTCGTCTATTTTGGATATCAGGGATTGCTTTTAAGAGTTCGTACCACTTCATTAGTGGGATACAATCATTCATCTCGGTATAATCGTTTCTATACCCCTTATAAAGCGATTCAGCGAACTCATTGAATATGAATGGTTTACCATACTCTTCAAAGTATACCCATTCGTAATCCAGTCCTTTTGATTGAATATAGCGATTACCCAAAACAAGGGTATTTTCATTACAAAGTTTTTCTATTGGAAATTGTGGAAGTCCATTGGCATCGATATGATTAAAATTAATAATACCATCTTCCGAATCGGTTCTATAATATAGGAATGAAATATGTGTACCAAACTCATGTGCCCTATGTGAGCTCCACACAGGCACTAGTAATTTAATGTTTGGATTAGATTTGACAAAAAAATGTAGGGTATCCCTATCTTCTATTAAGTTCATACCCTACAATATACGAAAAATATTTGTTATTTCAAAATTTATTTTCCCCAATGTTTTTCACGTAGTTCGTAAATATCAATTGGTTCTCTTTTCATTTGATTTCCTGGATTGAAATAAGCACCCTCTTTTAAATAACCACATAAGAAGTTTCTTCTCATTCTTGTTGTATCTCTATTTGGTTCACTACCATGTACTACATGTGAGTGTAATAGTGCTACTTGTCCTTTTCTTAAATATCCTTCAATCTTTTTAAAATCATGTCCTTCAGGCATTACACAACTCTTACCTCTCTCACTTCTCCAATTGCCTGTATTTGTTTTCTTTCTTTCCTCATTATCTTCAATTGGCAATGTAGGTAATCTATGCGAGCCTTCATAATTCCAAACTGCTCCATTTTCAGGGTCGTGGTTATCTAATGCTAATGCTGTGTTTACAATTTCGTTATGCCCACATCCGGTGTAGAATGCATTTTGGTGCATATCTCTACCTAATTCACCTTTTGGTTTATAATAACCCCAAGTTTGCATTCCAACTACATTGCCTTCCATTAAGAATTCACATGCTTCCACAATTTTTGGATGTGAAAACATTTTTTCAACTTTTTCAGAAGTTTTGTGTGGGTGCATGATTGGTTCAAACTCTTGCCATTTTTCAGGTTCGTTTGCATTTCTTTCCAATCTTAATCTATCTAATTCTGCGTTTAATTCATTAACCTCATCTTCGGTTAATAATTCTAAAACTGTCCAACCTCTGTATCTCCAATCAAAGGTCATTTGTTGTCTTTCCTCAAAGGATAAGTGTTTGTATTCTTTCATAACTAATTTGTTTATATAATTAAATATACAAAAAATTATTTTAATTACCAAATTTTTAAATGATTTTTATCATTTATAAAATTGTAAAACATTTGGTAAATATAATCCAATGTTTTTTATTTTATGAGTTGCTAGTCCAATTGCTGCTTTATTAGAATTCATAACACCTCTATCATCTATATCTCCATTTTCTTTATAAGTTGGATTTAATGGACCTGTTATTCTCCATTTGATATCGGCTGTTGTCCAAAATGGATTATCTATATATTCAGCATATTCATCTTTAGCTATTTCATATGTAAATCCATGCTCATCATTAGCTTTCCTAACAAAATATCTTCTGATAAATCCAATTGAATAATCATCATCGATTGGAATAGGTACAATCGTATTTGGTGTATTTACTACAAATAAATCTATATTGTTTGCTACGTTATTATACATTTTATTTTTTAGGGGGTTCTTTATTAGTTTCAACAATTCTAAAACCGGCTTCAATAGTTGTATCCCATCCCTCAGGTGCAATATTGTGTTTTATATTAGTAATTTGAAATACTCCAGTTTGATTATATATTTCAGGTATACCATCTATTTTAAAATATTGACCTGGACTAAATCCACTAAACCCATCAATTGTTATGGTAACTTCGATTGGTGATAATGTAGATTTTTTAGGTTTTGGAACTCCACCTGGGGCTCCTAATATTCCATTAACGGCGTTATATATTAAATCACTATCCTTATATATTAATACAGTAGAATCTTTGGGGCCGTTGGTTTTTTTTGAATCTAAATAAAAATTTATAGATTTTGTAGATGCTATTTGTAAAAAATCGGTGGCTTCGGTAGTTGATGTTTTTGGTGTTGTGTCTATTTGGGGTTTCCCTGCTACGGCAGCTTCTTGTGCTTTTTTAAAATTAGCTGTAATTCTTTTGAATTCAACATTATTAATAGAATACCAACCATCGGCATTACCCATAGTTGCATTATCAATTGATTTATATGCGGATGCTGGTAATACTAATTTACTATCATCAGCTGTTTTCTGCTCTTTCCTAGCATCTTCCAATAATTTACCTGAATTAAATATCTGTCTACCGGCAACTAAATTACTCATTTCAAAATTAAAACTAAATTGTTTTACATTTGAGTTAATGGTAGTTGGTTTGAATCTATAAATATCTTTTTCGTTTTGCTTTTTTACTTGATTATCGGATGATGTCATTTTTGCATCAATTATAGTTCCACCAGAATTATCATTAATATTTCCATAAATCAATGTAAATAATCCATATCCATTTTCGTTTATAGTATTTAACATTTTTTCTAAAAAATCAATTCTAGTATATGTGGAATTCCAAGCTTTTACAACATCTTCATATTTTATAAAAACATTCAATGCATCTCCCAATTTTGCATCGCCTTGGCCTTCTGGTATTATTAATTGATTCATTGGGTCATTTGGAACAATTAATTTTTCATTAGTATGAAAATTATACCCATTAATTATACCATTTGAAGCCGAACCAGGTCGTTTTTCATTAGGAATTATTTTAATTATATTTTCACCTTCTTTTGGTTGTTGTCCTTCTTTTGGTTTGGGTGGTGCATATATATAGGGTAATGTATCAGTTGGAAAAATTACTTTATCACTTGATGATATTATATATTTATTTGAAGTAACTGGTAGTATTTTTAATTCCTTTCCATCTTTATTTTTATATGTTGGTAAGTTGAATTTAAAAAATTCTCCGTCTATATTTTTGTCAGGTATTACATAATTCATTAAAATTTGTAATATAAATCTAAGTGATACATATGCTGTATCAGATATTATTGTATCAGATTGCTGTTTATTTATTTTTAAAAAATTAAACCAATCGTTTTCCCATTCTCCACCATCAATTGGATGTGTTCCTTTTGCAACTTTATCTATAAATGTTTTTTCATCCAAATTAAAATCAGCTATTATTAATTGTTTAATTTGCTCTGGACCTGGGTATTCGGGATTTGTTGATTTTGCTTTATCTTGTGAATCCGTTTTAGATTTGCTATGTGGTATTGCTAAACTTACTTGATTTCCTTGTGATATCTCCAATGAAACACTATATGTATTATCATCATTTATTGAAAATGAATAATCCAAAACTTTTCCTGCAACTAAATCATATGTTCCCAATGAACGTTGTACTCTACCCAAATATTCTGCAATTGCCGTTGTATCTGAACGATAATATTTTGAAAATGATTCACAAAAATTATCATAATCATTAGTTTTTGGAACTAATGCATCAACATATTTATCAAATGGTTTAATTGTTTCTATTACACCATTTTTTAATGCATTATATTCTCTTTTTTTATTTTGTGGACTATTTATTTCCGTACTTGCAAATAAATTTCTTTTCGTTAAAGAAGTATCCCCCCATTCTACTAATATATTCATACCGGGTTTCATAAAAAACAATTCAAACATTTCTAATTGTTTTAAAGTAAAACACCTAACATTTATTTTAGCAGTTTTTAATGTATTATTTGCGCCATCCGTATCAACATCAACCGATTCTATAATTGGTGTAGATACTTTTCTACCAGATTCTCCCGTAACAGTTATAACTTTACCTGTAAAATCAATTCCAACTGGTGTTTTACCTACCGCATATGTTAAATTTAAATCGTGCGAATTGTTTGCAATTATACATCCTTTAAACGAATCTCCTTTGGTTTTACCATCAATTATATCTAATATTTCCTGCCTTCGTTTATCAATATCCGGGTCAGCTGAACCCTGTACAACCAATGCAGCTGATGTTAATACAACCCAAGGGCTTTTAAAAGATGTCATTAGTGGACTACTCTCTCTTTGCATCATTATATCGGTAATCCAAGGACTAAGAGGAGCTAAAAATGGAAACGGCATAACTTATTTATTTATTTTATATAGATTATTCAAAATATCAGATGTATCGGCAGGTATTCGTAATTGTGTACCAGCTTCTACAAAGAAATTGGCATCATTTAAATTATTAGCAGTTGCTATAACCCACCACATAGAAGGGTCTTTATAGTATGTATTTGCTAATAAATCCAATCTATCACCGGCCGAAGATATGATATAAAAATCACTATCTTTTGGTTCTATTTTTGGATATATAGTAGATTCCATATATATAACATTTGTATCAGAATCTTTTTTTGGATTTGTATATGTGTATCTATTTGCCATAATTTATTTATTTAACTTTTATACAACTGAACCTGATGTAAATTGATACTCGTATTTATTTTCTACTATTTTCGGATTATTTATAATTTTGAATCCCAAAGAAACATTTATTACAGTTGGATATGGTTTAACATCACTACCATCCATAAAATTATCAGAAGTAGTTGCCCATACACCTGCATCATCTATTTCAATTGATAAAGATTCTACCAATCCAAATAAATCATCATACAATCCATTTACAGTTAAATATATAAAATTACCATTAAATCCAAGTGGACTATATGATAGAGTACCATCACTATTTGTTGGGTAAGTAATTACACTAATATCTTCTTCTGGATAAACTAATGTTCTTAATTTATCTAAACTTTTTTGCATTGATAATTTAGTATCATTATCCGTATAATACATTTTTAAACTAAATGATATACTTCTTTCAACTCCCATATAACGATATTGTTGAAATGGCGAACCTATAAATTTAAAATTATTCCATTCAGGTGTAGATTCATCGGTAATACCACTAATTGTTCCAGTCAATAATATATTATCATTTGGTTTATTATATCTTTTAATTAAAACATATGGGGTTTGTATTTGTTCATTCGATTTTATCAAAGCATCAAGTGTGCCTTTTGATAATTCTTTATCTGATTTTAATACAGTTAGTATATTATAATTAATTAAATCTAATTGAGATTTTCCATCTAATATTGCTGAATTTTTTCTTTTTTCTAACTTACCTTCTTTACCCTTATAATATTTAGAAAACTTTTTATCTTCAATTAAAACACTTGGTTTACCGGTTGCATCTTTTGCCCCAAACTTAGGTCCAAATTGTTCATCGGTTTCTGGCTTTTTTAAAGAATCTGCTAATTTTTTTAAATCCTTTAATCCCTGCTTGCTACCAAATTTATTTAAAGCACCGATTGCTAAATTAGCAGCTGTTCCAGCTACTGATGAACCACCTTGTTTTATTTGTGCAAATATAGATGCCGGTGCTGGTGATTTTTTTACAAAATAATTTGTTTCTTTTTCAATTGCATCTTGTAAACCTCTTCTAGTTTTACCTAATGAAATTGGTTTTGAAAAAAATGTATTATTTTTAAATATAGTATCAGATGGTCTGTTTGCACTACCACCTAATGCGCCGCCTATTTGATTACCAATTAAATCTCCTAATGCATCTGGTGATGATGTAAGCAAAGCTGCTGCTCTTGGAGCATTAATCAATCCTCTACTTTCTATAAAAAGTTTACCTTTCAGCCCGTATAGGTCTTTATTTTGCTGTTTAAATAGGTCTTTGATTGTCGCCATTTATAGTTTTATATTTACTATAAATATCCATTAAATAAAAATGTGAAAGTATTAATTACCTGGAGGTAGCATGGCTTTTCTATCTGCCTCTCTCTTTGTAATCATTCTAGTAACTGCACTACCATCTATATTAAGTGAGAATGATGCATCCTTACTATCTGCTAATACTCCTAATAGAGCTTGTAAGTTTTTAGATATTTGAATATTTGCTTTTGAATCGGTTGCTAATTTATCGATATTTTTAGCCGTATCTTGTGCTATATTAAATGAATTATTTGCTGATTGTGCTAATACAATTTTACCACCCGCTGATGCAAATGCTGTCATTCTAATCCAAGGTAAATCATTAACTGCTTTTACATTAACTTCTGCCAATCTATCCAATGCAGATGCTAAATTTATAAATGCTAATGTTGTTGTTTCCATTAAAGGTCCGACACCAGCTAATCCCATTAATTGAGAATTTAAATATCCAATAGAACTTGCAAATGCATTAACTGCTGCCGTTCTATCTGCTGTTAAATAATCAGTTGTAGCTGTTGCAACACTTGCCATACCTGTACCAACTGCTTCTGCACTTTCCGAACTAAATCCAGATAAATTTGCATTAAAACTTCCAATTGCCGTTGATATAGCAGTTACTCCGCCTGCATCTAATGCGGCAAATCTTTGGAATTTAGTAATTAAATCTTCTTTACCACCACCAAAGAAAGATGATATTCCTTCTCCTAAACTAGACCAAAATCCTGTCCCTCCTTCTCCTTTATATGATGCCATTGCATTACCAAATGCGGTAAATGCTTCTGCGTTATTTTTTGTTTTTTGTACATCAATACCGGGTATTGCTGCAAATTCTTTAAATTTATCTAATGGACTTGGTACATTTAAGAATGATGCTACTCCCTGTGCCAATGCATCACCCGTTGAAGCTCCACTACCTTTATATGTTGCCATTGCATTACCAAATACGGTAAATGCTTCTGCGTTTGCTTTTAATATTGCTGTATCAGGAACAAGTAATTCTTTACCAAATTCCTTCATTTGTTCTATTGGTGGTTTTACTCCAAAGAATTTGCCCAATCCTTCTGCTAATACACCACCTATTGAACCACCACTACCTTTATATGAATCCATTGCGGTAGCAAATGCTGTAAATGTTTCTGCATTTTGTTTTATTACATCTGCATTTGCAATAGGTGTTGCTCCAAATTTTGCCATCTTATCTAATGGTAATTCAGTATCACCACCAAAGAATTTTGTAATACCATTTGCAATACCACCAACCATATTACCAAGTCCACTTGCGGCATTTCCTAATCCAGATGCTGCCATTGCTTTTGAATATGCTACGATTGCATCTGCATTATTTTTTACTTTGGCCGCATCTATATTTGCATCTGCAAATTTTTCTACTTTTTTAATCGTATCTTCTATACCACCTCCAAATAAACTACCAACTAAATTACCTATACCACCGATTACTGCACCTACCCCCATTGCTGCCATACCAACTCCCAATGCACCAATACCTAATCCAACTCTAGCTAAATTAGCACCATCTATATCATTAAATGCTACAAATCCTTCAGCTAAAGTAGGTAATGCTTTACCCAATATCCAAGATGCGGCTGCAATACCAGCTCCTACCAATGCAATTGATGCCGCTAATCCTGCTGCTCCTGCTACAACCATTGGATTTGCAAAGAACATTAATCCCATTGCAATTCCTTGAAATAAAGATTGTATTACTTTTCCTAATCCCGCGCCAACACTTTTTAAGAAATTACCTATTCCCTTACCAAACTCTGCTATCGATTTACCTAATGGTTTTGCTTTTTCTAATACCGGAGCTGCTGCTTCAATTTGTGCAGCTACACTTGCAATAGGCCCTTCTGCAGCTCCACCGCCTCCACCAGCACCTCCACCTCCACCTTCTTCACCGCCTCCACCACCAGTTACCATCGATGCAACATCACCACCTTTTTTTCCGAACATCTTACTAATTCCGGTTGTTAATAAACCACCACCTATTGCAGCTGCCCCGTCAAGTAATTTCTCTTTGATACCATCTACGAAATTTAATTTCATACTATCAGAAAGTGATTTTTTATATTCATCAGTTGCTTTCCATGCATCTGTCATCGAACCTTCTAATTCACGAGCCGCAACTGCTGCTTCAGCTTGTTGTTTTTTATAGTTTTCGTATTCAGGCGATGCTAAATATTCATCAGCTATTGCTTGAGATAACTTTGCATCTAATACTGCACTATTTGCTGATATCGATGCTTCTTTTGCATTTAAACTAGCTTCCGCTTGTTGGGTTCTTGATAAGAAATCTTTATTACCAGCTTTTGCATCTCCTCCTGATAATGATACATCTTTACCAGTATTATTTGCTGCTTTGGATAATGAACTTAAATCCATACCACCCAACGAATCTTGTAATGCCTGTTGTTGGAACATATCCATTTCAGCAGGGTCTAATCCTTGTGCTTTTAATGATTCCAATGCACCGGATGTATCACCTGCTGCAAACTTAGCTCTTACTTCTGATAAATCTACTTGCTCACCTAATAATGAACTTAATTGCATTTCGGCTTTGATACTATCTTTATAGTTCATTACCATATTTTTACCTGCTTTAGCTACATCACCGAAGTTCAATCCCATCGATTGTGTGTATGCAACTGCTTTAGCTAGTGCAGGTCCGCTCTTAATTTGATATCCTAATGCTTCCTTAGAAGATTCTGCAACCTCCTTCATTAAGTTCCCTAATCCAATGCCAGCCTGGTCTGCCATATTACGCATTCCCTCTTGCATATTCATAGCAACATTTGCACTCATACCATCCATACGCATAAATGCTTCGTTGATGGTTGATATATCATCTACCGATTGTCCGGTTCTTTCAGCCATAACTGCCATATCAGCAGCTGCTTTTGCGGTTGGCATTTTACCGGTTGCTGCACTTGCAGCTTCCATTGCTGATGCTATTTTATCTGCACCAATTCCTGCTAATTGTAATTGAGCTGCACCATATCCAACTGAACCTAATTTATTACCAAACAATGCCGTTTTTGCTGCTCTTTCAAATTGTGCAGCTCCACTTTGCATAGATGCACTGAATTGAATTGCTGCCTTTTGTCCAGCATATGCCGCTTCGTGCATTAAATTATTTATTTGATTAGTTGATTCAATTTCAGCTTCTAATCTTTCTTGTCCTATTTGCGCAGGTATAAATTCTGCATCTTTTCTTAATTTAGCAACATCCCCTATCGTATCGATTTCGTTTTGACGTCTTTCTTTATCAGCTTGTAGTGCTGCTTTCATTGGAGCTCCAAAATATTCCATTGCTGCTACTCCTAATGCTGCTCCTAATGCAAATACAGCTGCTTTAAATGCCACTGTATCTCTTATATTTGTTTTAATTAATTTATTTACTTCACCTAATGCTGGTATTCCTGCAAATGATTCAAATGCGCTATCTAATTGTTCAGCACGTATTTTAGATTGTTTCATTGACTCTGCAAAGGATTCACTTTCCTTGTTCATTAATTCCAATTGCTTTCTTAAGTCCTCAGAAGAAATGTTAGCCATATCAATACCTCCGGCAATATCTTTATATTTTTCAGCTTCATCTTCAATTAATTTATTACGTTCTTCAGCTGTTATGTTACCTAATGCATACTGTTTGTTAGCTTGTGCAATAGAAGTATGCATATTTTTATATGCACCCACTGCTGCTTCAACTTGTTTTTCAGTTTTTTCATTTGTAGCACCCCCATTTGCTAATTCAGCTACAATACTAGCTGCAACTAATTTGACTTTTGTAAAACTTTTAGAAGTTTGTTCTGCTAATTTAGTATTTTTACCAATCTGATTTCCGATACTAACCATAGTATCATCCATTTCCTCAAAATCGGATAAATTGCCCTTTAATGTTTTAGCAAATTGTTCTTGAGCTTTTACTTTTTTTCCAAGTACTCTAGCTAGCTTTTCATTTATTTCTAATTGTTTTCGTTGCTCCTCAGTTATAGCACTTCCTAGAGCACGTAATTCAATGAGCTCTTTTTTGACTCTTTTATATTCTTGTAAATCTGATTTGGGATTATTATTAGGCATTATCTATATGGATGTTATATTATCACTTATATGATTTAACCAACTTATCCAATTCGGTAGTATCCATGCCATGTTTAACATATATCTTCCGAGTATTAGCCATTAGTTTTTGGAAATCATTTTCCCAATTATCAAATGCTCTACCTAATTGTGGTTCTTTATCTTTGATAGTATTCAAAAACTTATTTTTTGTAGAAGTACTACTTCCACCTGCAAAAAAGCTGAATATCTTATCAAGTAATTGAACTTCTATTAATGTTTTCTTAGACATATTCTATTCTTTATGTTTATGTATAAATATAAACAAATAATTAATTACCTTCTTCTTACTTTAGAAGAATTTGTTTTTGCTTTGCTGTTTGCTCTCTCCATATCTTCTCTTTCCGTTTCTTTAGCTTTAAGAAGTTCTCTATAATAGAATTCTCTAAGTTTAATCGGCATGTAGTATAAATCATTCCAATTGAACCCACCATTTGCATAGTAAGCCATTTGAAAAATCTTTTTATGAAGATAGGAACTATAATCAGTCGGCAGGGTAAAAAAACCCAATCCCAAAAGGAATACGAAGTGCCTCCGTCTCACCAGTTACAGGGGATGTATAATCAAATTTTAAATCCAAATCTGGACTTATATCCGATATGTACTTCCTCAATGCTTTAGAATCACCTGCTAATAAACGATTGGTTACAAAGTTACTGATTGTACCAGCATCTCTTACACCATCTACTTCGATGATTATTCTTCTGTATCTAGTTGTGATTTCATTTGAAGTTTTTAGAGCCTTTTGGCTTGCTTCAATATCTTTATTAATAATCATCTCATCTCCATGAGTTATTAATTTAAATTTGATATTGGTCTTTGATATAGGTAAAAAGAAATCATATTCATTATCTCTATTTAAAATACTTTCATCAACTTCTTTAATTTTAATATTAGATAAGTCAATAGTAATATCAACTTCTTCTCTATCAAATGGGTCAGTTATCTTTGCTGCGTATTCCGGTCCAAATGCTAAAATTCTAGATGTAACCAAAATAGCGTTTTTATCACCAATAACTAAATCATTGATATTAACGCCTGGTTCAACTACAATAGATTCTAATAATTTATCCAATTGAATACCTTTACGAATCAATGCCGCTGAAGTAAGAATATCTTCTTCTCTTGCAGTCATTAATTTAACAGTAACCTCACCTTTTGATAGGGCATTACTTTCAGGATATACTAATCCTTTTGATGGTAAACTGATAATTTCCGTTGGGAAAGGATAAGATTTGGGTGCTGAATACTGCGGTGCAGTTTGTGGTGCTAACCCTCTTGTAACTTGTTTTTCGATTTGCTCTTCCATAATATAACTTAATATTGTTTACTAATATATATTAACTTTTTAAAAAAATAAAAAGGGGATAACATTTCTGCATCCCCTTTTCTATATATTTCCAGTCAAATATTAGTACTCTAAAATAGCGTAGTCGTAAGCCAAAGTCAATTCAATTGATAATGGGTCGTTTGAAGCCCAATCCAACTCACCGAAGTTTGCTGAACTGATAAATGCTCCTTTTAAAGTCCATTGTTCAACTTTATCACCAACTGGTCCTAATAGATAGAACGTAATATCTTTCTTATAGAAAGCTGCGTATCCATCTCTACCTGTTAATGACTCATGTGAACTTCTAACCCACTCCATTACCATTTGTGCACCTGATGGTACAATTGGGTCATAAAGAGTGATAGTGATATCATCCCAAGTCGATTTTCCTTTAATCTTTCTTTTTACGTTTATATGGTCTAATTCAACAACTTCCGATGTGAATGTTGGTCTCGCTGCGGTCTTAATAAGATAAGATTCGATTCCGTTGATTTCCATAATGAATCGATTCCCTAATTTTGGTTCGAAATTCTTATAGAACATTTTGTCAAACTCTAATATTTCTGGCATTTTACTTTTTATTTAATTGTTTCTATTATAAATATCTAATTTCTAAATTATCCGTTAAAACTTGCACCAGTTGGTAAAATGTTGAAATCAATTTGAATGAATTCAGCTGTCTTAGTTGGTTGTAAGAAGATAGCCCCTTTCATAATGTTTCTATCTATTACATCTGGTGTGTTATTAGTTTCATCCATTACCACTTTGAAAGCGTAAAGACCTTGTCTTTGTTGGATTGATTCTAAATACGGATTAGCGATGTTTAAAAATCTATTTCTAGTCTCTGCTGTGTTTTGTTCGAATACTAAGTAACGAGAAGTAGATGCGATATACTTTCTAACAGTCAATAATAATCTTCTTACGTTGATTCTATCTAATGCTGATGGTTTATCTTGTAAAGTTTTTTGTCCAAATACAACGATACCTTGTCCAGGGAATTGTACGATTGGATTTACTTTTGCTTCATATAATTTATCTTTATCAGATTGAGTTAATCTATCTAATACACTAACTGCTCCTACTAATCCACCTCTATTCAAACCTGCTGGTGCGAACCACTCTGCTGCTACTCTATCGTTTGCTGCGAATACGCCAGGTAATAATACTGATGGTGGAATTGAAATTAATTTGTTTGTATTTACATCAATTGTCTTAACCCAAGGATAATAAGTACCTACATAGTTAGAATCAATATCTGCTGAACCAAATTGTCCAATTGTTTCATCTAAAGTATGATTTGAACTACCCATATCACCTATAAAGAATGCATCTGCTCTATTTTCAACCATATCTACTATTTGTGTAAATAATGCATTATGGTCAATTTTATTAACACCTGGAACAACTACCATATTGATATCATATTCATCAGCGTTAGATAAAGCGTTAATATGCTTCATATATGCTACTGAACCACTTGTTGTTAGTGATGCTAAATTGAAACCTTGTGAGTTTCCGTTAGTGATAGAATCACCTTTAGCTATCGTAGTTGCCGGATTCATACCATCAAATCCTTCTTGGAATGCTACAACGAATTGTGCTAAAGAAGAACCTACTGATAATGTACCACCATTTGCTGCATCCAATCCAAATACTGAATTAGAACCTACACCTGCTCCTGTCGGAATTGGCTTTAAGTAGATTGCGTTATCAGTATTGTTATCCAAATCTATACCACCATATTGTGCTACTGATGAGGTTAAGAATGTTACAGATGGAATTGCAGAACCAATTAATGCTGATGCAGAAACTGGTAATTGATATGCTGCGTGTCCAAATGGAACTGCTTGTACAGGAATTGAATCAGGTGATACATATGCCGTATCATTACTATTCCATACTCTAATATATTTTGAATTATTTACCCAATCACCAAAATCAGTTACTTTACCATTACTATCAATTTCTCTATTTCTATCACCAATTACTCTACTAATATAGTTAGGAGAATTAGGGTCTAAGTTTACATTTGAATACGTTTCTAATACTGTTTTCTTTTTGTTAGTATCAGCGTAATCTCTTACAACTACAGTGAATGTACCATAATCAGTACCGGCAACTGAACCAGCTGCTTTAATATTTGTGATACCAATTTTTATTTTAGTATTTGCTGAATTACCTGCTCCGATTGTGATGAACTTTAATAAATCGTATCTTTGTCCTGAAATAGTTTGAGATTTAATTGTTGGAGTTACTGCTTCCTGTGCATCAAATGTAAATAATTGGTTACCCAATACCGTTACACTTGCAGAAGTTGCAGATACAAAATTCATAGATGTATTTTTGAAAAAACCATATGAATATGCTTCTTTAGTTCCAAATGGCGATGTTCCAAACACTGCTTCAATATCATTTATATCAGTTACATCCAAAGATGCTGAACCTAAAGTTGATAAGTTAAAATCGCCACCACCATCTAAATCTGTTAGTGTTTCTCCTGCAAATCCACCATTTGCACCTACTGCGGTATTGAAAAGAATACCCAATGATGCTGATACTGAACCAGAAGTTGCTGTTAATAATAAAGGTGCGGTTTCAGTATATCCACCAACACCTGCTACTCTACAAATAGTTGCTACGCCAGCTTCTCTTAAATAAGATTGTACTGCTAACGGAGTATAATATGTGTCATCAACTGTTCCAAATAATTGTTGGAATTCAGTTTGTGAATTTACGATTGTTGGTACTAATGGTCCTTCTTTAAAAGGTCCGATGAATGCTGCACCAATGTCAGCAACACCTTGTTGTAAGAATGAAAGGTCGTTTTCTTTTGTAAATACGCCTGGTGATACTATTTTGTCTGCCATTTTGTGTAATTATTTTAATTTATTAATTCTAATATAAATATAAAGTTTTATTTCAAAACAACAAAAATGTTATTTGTATGTTGGTGAGAAATAATTGTATGTTTGTGTTACTAATGTACCACTTTGTAATGTGTTGTAAAATAATACTGGTCCAATTTGTCCATTCCAAAACGTTGTTCTTGCACTATTACTTCCTATTGTTAAGAAATTAGTAGATGATGGTGCCGTAAATGCTGCTGCGGTAAATGTTCCTACCGATGTTCCATCCACATATATTGTTACAGTTCCAGATGGTTGGAAAGTTGCTGAAATCATATACCAAACGTTTGCTGATAATGAAGTCGTTAATTGTGCACTATTTCCCAATGTACTACCATAGAATTTTACTCTATTTAAAGTAGAACTATCTGATGATTCAATTGCTAAACCATAAAAACCTGCGTAATCAAAAATATGTCTTGATGCTACACCTAATGTTGTTGTAGGTCTTACCCACATATGAATAGTACCTGTATTAGTATTGAATTGAGAAATACCACCATTGATATTTGTAGTAGTATCTTTGTACCAAAATTGGTTTGTACCATTTCCTGCCCAATATTTTTCCTTTCTACTTGCTCCTGCATTATACGATGGGTTACCGCCTGTAATACTTGCTGCGTTTTGAACCCCTGCCGGCCTAACACCCGTATTCCATCCTGATAGGTCTAACCAATCAGCCGTTGCTGTACCTGCCGTTGATGATGCCTTTGATGGGTCAACATACATTCTTAATCCAGCCGATGGGATATATGGTTGAGTTGTTGTACCTTTGTTATGTGATACTACACCATTTGCTAAGTACACATCGGCGTTTTCTACGTTAATTGTTACAATTTCTACATCTTCGTTAATAATTGTAATATTATCAACTTCAACTTCACTTATACCAATTGTTTCATCATATGTTACTACTAAATCACCTATTAATATATCTTCTACGTTTTTAAAATGATATTTTTCAATTTCAGAATCCCAAACCCAAAGAGGATGCGTTCCAGTTGCTTTTATTAAGCCATCATTTAATTGATAATATCCACTTGCAAAGTTAAATACAATATCGGCAACAGTTACATCTTGATATGCACCGGATGTAGAATCTTGCATATAGAATCTCCAATCAACTTGGTCGCTTTCTGAATCCTGACTTTCATCCGGTAACCCAGTCGGCACCCATGCTTTAATTGTATCTCCTACTGATAAATCTTCTACATTTATAGTAGAACCATCTCCCTTTTTAATATGTGTACCAAATAGTAAACAAAAATCCGGTTGGTTGATTGTATTATAAACATCAACTGCGTATAAAGTTTTTGTAGCTGTAGTATTATAGTTTGTTGCATTTAGATTATATCCATCTGCATATGTCATTGATAATACTGAACTGGCTTCTGAATAAGAAGATTGTGCAATTGATGCCGGTGTGATTGGAAATGATGGCGATGCTCCTAATGTTGGAGAACCTACTGAAAAGTTTGCATTACCAAATGATACCGTATAGTTTGCAGCAACACTACCAACTTTTGTACCATGTAAAGTTCCCTGATTACTAAATGAAAAAGTTGCCGTTTCTTCGGTACTTTCTACTATATAAGTGTATGTTGGTAAATTGGCTGTTATAGAATCTACTGCGAATGCAGTAAATGAACTATTAGCAGTTGCACCACTTAGTCCACCAATTGAAACTGCTTGAGCAACTCTTGCCGAACCACTCACTGCTCTGTATAAATTCCCTAACGATAAATTTGTTCTTGCCATTGTATAAAGTGTTATTCTCCGTTATAAATATCTAAAAGTTTTTCTTTCCATTCATCTTTATTAGAAAAGTATTTAATCATCCAATTTTTAAGTTTTTCAAATTCCGTTTTACGGGTTTCGTAATCATCCTCACATATTTTTTTGTAGGTCTCTCTAAACGATAACGCATCACTCGCTTTGTATTTATAATCAAGTGGTACGTGCCATTTTTCATGTAGTATTGGAAGTTTTCCCCAATCCACTGCTTCAAAAATTCCATATCCGAATGGCTCATATTCAAAGCAAGAATGAGATATTCCCCAATCAAGTTCGTAGAACCTTTCTTTATATTTGTAATCAAACTTGTAAACTTTTGATTTCTAAAATTTGTATCCATATTTCTTTTTATAATATTTGTTGAATGTTTCTGAATTGGTAGAAATAAATCCACCTAATCCATCCATATATTCAACATTCTTTCTACCTTCAACTCTTGCTGCATATCCTAATTCTGTTGAGTTTGAAAGTTCTTTGTGTTTAGTAAATGTATAATTATTTGGAATATGATGTAAATTTTCCGTTTTATATGGAAAATGATATAATCCTACCCAAACTTTATTTTTAATTTTGTTTATTAATTCGTTTTCGTATTCCCAATTTCCGTACCAATGCAAGTATTCATCTTTATCTTGCTGTGCCATTAAAGATACTTTGGTTAAATTATGGAAAACAATTGAATCAATTTTTTCTAAATTTTGATGAACTGCTTTTGTTGGTGTATAATGACCATGTAATATGTGTACCCTTCTTGCACCTTCAAAGATTTTAATAATTTCATCTTCGTTGGTTTCCCAAATATGGTCAATATCAATCGGAAATTCTTCGTAATTTATGGGCTTTTTTCTATGGAAGAGAAGAAGTGGCTTAACTTCTAAGTTAGGTGCCACTTCTTTTATCCATTCGGTTACCCATATATCTGCTCCGCTGTTAAACCAAGGCCCACCAGCGGTGGTGTAGTAAACATCGTACATTAATTATAAACCTATTTTTGCCTTCAATTCTTCAATTTGAATTTGTTGTTCTTTGATTGCTTCTACCATTAGACCCATCATTTTTGAGTAATCCAATGCTAAGAAACCATCTTGTCTTTCAATTACTACTTGTGGTAAAACTTCTTGTACTTCCTGTGCTATCAAACCTGTTTTAGGGGTTGATTTTGTTACTTCATGTACATCATCATTCCATTCCCAAGTTACACCATTTAATTTAGATACTTTTTCTAAAGCGTTTGGTATAAGTTGAATATTATTTTTATGTCTTTTATCTGAAGTGTAGAATGCGGTAATATCACCCGTTGCAGTTATTGCTCCATTGATTGTTAAACCTGCGAAAGTCGGAGATGATGAAGTTGCTACTGCTTGTCCAATTGCAATTGTTGCATTTGAACCTTCTCCAGGAGTATGTGTAATAGTTACGCCGGTTCCTTGAGTTAAATCACTCATATAGTTACCCGTTGTATCAGTTCCTAATGCTACTGAATTTGCAGCTATTGTAGTTGCGAATGAAACGTTTGCTAAATTAGTAATAGTTCCCGTACCAGTCACATCACCTGTTAAAGTGATTGAGATATCTTTACCTTCTAAATTATCTAGTCTAGTTAATGCTGATGAACTAAATGTTTCCAAATTAGCCGTTTCAATTAATAAACTTGCAGTTATAGAGTTTAAATTAGTAATTGAAGTAGCTTGTGTACCATTCGTAGATAGTGCAGTAGATGCTGATGCTTCTAATGCGGTTAATCTTGTTAAAGCCGAGCCACTAAATGTTTCTAAATTAGCCGTTTCAATCAATAAACTTGCAGTTGCAGAATTTAAATTGGTAATTGAAGTAGCTTGTGTACCATTTGTAGATAATGCGGTAGATGCTGATGCTTCTAATGCCGTTAATCTTGTATTTTGTGTTCCGTTAGTTGTATCGTTTGAACCAGTATATGTATTTAGATTACTTACTGAAACATTTACACTTCCGGATGTTGTTTCTAAATTGTTTAATCTTCCAACACTTGCAGTATAGAAAGATGCAAAAGCGGTATCGTTTGTTAAATCTACTGAATTAATTAAAGATACTATTTCTACAAATGTATCTTTATCTGCATCAGCTGCCGATAAAATTGCATCAACTCTACCTTTTTCAGTTGTAATTCTACTATCTACTGATGTTGAATATGTTGAAAATCCGGTTGTTGATACTATATCAATTTGTGATGAACCCGAAACTATACTTCTACCTTTTGTTTCGTATGATGAAGTTGCTGTATTTAAGTTTGCTACTGCGATTGTGTTTGCAGATGCTGAACTAATCAATGAACCACTAATTGTTGCTAATGCAGTATTTTGTGTTAATTGAGAACCACTAAATGTATTTAATGAATCTAATATTCCAATTACTTGTGATGAACCACTTACTACTCCGTTTGTTGCTGCTATTGCGCCGGTAATAGAAGTTGCGATTATTCTACCATTAACTGCTAATGAGCCAGTTACCGATGTTACTGCTAATGATGATGTACCAAATGAACTATTACCATTTGCTACTATACCAGAATCCAATACCATTCCATTAGCTGCGTTAGATAGTGAACCTACTACCGTTCCCGCTGCTCCAACAAATTTGATTGAACCTGTTGATATATAAAGGTCTCTCCAAAAATAATTTTCAGAACCTAAATCAAATGCGTTTGTTACTGATGGGATAAGTGATGAACTCAAAGATGCTACTACATTTACAGTATCGGATGATGCATCTCCTATTGTTAATTTTCCACCTAATGTTAGATTACCTGCAACATTTGCATTTCCGGTAATATCTAATCCAGAACCTGAAATTGCTCCAAAGTTTCCAGTACTTCCTGTTCCACCTGCTGATAATACGATATCGCCTGTTGCTCCACCCACTACCAATGTTCCCAATGTGGTATTCACATATGGTTCTCCGAATGCTAATGAACCGGATTGTTGTGCGGTACTACCGCGTCTAAATTTAAGTCCCATTTTAGTTTACTCTTTTTTTTAGTTTAAAGTACAAGAAATTCCCTATACCCTTATAAATATCTATTTGTTTTCCAATCTATCAACTTTTGCAGATAATTCTTTTATTGCTTCAATTAAAAGTGGAATTATTTTTTCATAATTAACCCCTAAGTATCCATTATCTCTTTCTATTACTGCTTGTGGAAGTATTTTTTGTATTTCTTGTGCAATTACCCCAATATCATTTCCTTTCTTTGTATGAATTTCTTCAAAGCCTTCTTTCCAATCATATTCATTACCACTAATAGTTTCTACTTTTGATAATGCGTTTTGGATTGGTTGAATATTTTCTTTTAATCTTTCATCCGAAGTATAAAATGCGGTAATATCACCCGTTGCAGTTATTGCTCCATTGATTGTTAAACCTGCGAAAGTTGGTGTTGCTGCTGAATCAATATTTTGTGGTGTTGAAAGCGTTACACTTGCATTATTTAATCCAGAACCTGCAACTACAATTTGATTTGCCGTACCTGTTATGGTTGCAACATAGTTTCCTATTTGTACCGATGAACTAAATAATCCACTACCTCCTAATATTTGAGATGAGCCACTTACAATACCAGTTACTTTTGAATTAAGATGTTGTGCTGATAATGATGCGGATATATCTGATGCAATTTGAGATGAACCCGAAACTACTCCACTACCTCCTAATACTTGTGTGGAGCCTGATACTAATGTACGTGTAGAGCTTGCTATTGGTTCGAATAAGGAGCTTATTTGTGATGAACCACTAACTACCCCAGCTGGTAATAATAACTTCACCTGTAATGAGCCTGATACCAATGTATGGGTTGCGGATGCTATTTCTTCTTTACCGGCAAAAACATTCATTATACCATCATTATAATCAGTAAATCCATCTAACTCACCAATTAGAATTTGAGCTGCTCCACTTACAACACCTACTGGCATTTGAGTCGAACTACTCCAAACTCCACTACCACCCAATACTTGCAATGAACCACTAATTACACCAATTGGGAGTAATGGAACTATTTGCGAACTACCACTTACAATACCTCTACCCTTTGTTTCGTATGATGATGTTGCTGCTTCTAAATTATTTAATCTAACATTTGCTGAAGAAGTAAATGAATTTAATGAACCCGTTGTTTGTGCAATTGCTAAGAATTGTGCATTAAAATCCACTCCACCAAATGCAACGGTATTAATATAGGCAACTGATGCACTTAATGTTAAGTAAGATGCGGTCATACTTGCTGTAAACGTATTAATATTAGAAACAGATGTATTTAAAGAAGATGTAGTTTGATAAATTGATATTAATGAAGATGTTACACTTGCACTAAATAAATTTAAACTTCCGGTTGATGTTTCTAATAATGTTAATCTACTTAAAGTTGAACTACTGAATGTATTTAGACTTCCCGTTGATGCTTCTAATAATCCCAATCTAGTATTAGTAGATTCTGTAAATGAATTTAAACTTTGAGTAGTTTGATTAACACTTCCTGTATAATTTTCTAATCTTGTAAATCTACCATCTACCGAAGTTGTATATGTTTGTAAATTATCAAATCTCGTATTAACATTTCCACTAAATGATTGTAATGTAACTACTGATGCAGTTAATGAAGCAATTGATGCAGTCATTAATGATGCGGAAGTATATAAACTTTCAGTTGCGGTATTTAACGATGCCGTTGTTTGATAAATAGATACTAATGAACTTGTTACACTTGCACTAAATAAATTTAGAGATGCAGTTGTTTGATAAATTGATACTAATGAACTTGTTACACTTGCTGTGAATACGTTTAAATCTCCCAATTGTGCCGATGATGATATAACACTATCTCCACCTGCTCTTAGTAACTTACTTTCGTTTGATAATGTTCCACCTTTCCAATAATCATTTGTAGAATCCCATAATAATGAACCTGATAACGTTGAGCCTCCGGTTGGGTCTTTGACTAATAAACCGCCATTTGCAATACCTGTACCATTTAATTCAATGATATTATCACCCAATTGAATAGTTGTAGAGTTTACAGCGGTTGTAGTTCCATTTACTGTTAAATCTCCTGATATGGTTACATTTTGCCCACTTACACCTATTGCAGTTTTAAGAGATGCTGTATATGAGTTTAATTCTGCTATCGATAATACATTTGCCGAAGCAGTTGAAATTAATGAGCCTGTTATAGTTGCTAAATTACTATTTTCAGTTAGTTGTGAACTACTAAATGAGTTTAAATTTGTAATTGAAATTGTATTTGCCGATGCAGTTGAAATCAATGAACCAGATATAGTTGCTAAAGAATTAAATCTAGTATCATATGAGCCTGATTTGGATTCTATTTCTCCTAATCTTTGTTCATGATTAGATGCAGTTAAAATTAACGAACCTGTTATAGTTGCTAAATTACTATTTTGAGTTAATTGAGAACTACTAAATGAATTTAAATTTGTAACTGAAATTGTATTCGCAGATGCAGTTAAAATTAACGAACCCGAAATAGTTGCTAATGCAGTATTTTGAGTTAATTGAGAACCACTAAATGAATTTAAAGAATCTAATATTGATGTAATTTGAGATGAACCAGAAACTACACCATTTGTTGCTGCGATTGCCCCTGATATATTTGTAGCATATACATTTCTCCATTTTGCAGAAGTTGTACCTAAATCAATAGTGTTAGTTGGATTTGGTACTAAATTTGTAGTAAATACTCCCAATGCAGAAATATTATCCGCTGTTGCATTTCCTAAATATATACTACCGCTTAATGTGATATCACCTGTTAAATGAAGTGAACCTGTATTAATGTCATTTAATTTAAGTAGAGTAATTTCTTTTGAACCATTTACCCCAACTATTAAATTTTCAGAAGTTTGGTCAACATATAACTCGCCTGCTGTCAGCGTTGGTTTATCGCCCGTTGTACCTCTTCTTAATTGAAATATAGCTGCCATTTAAATCTATTATGTTTCTTATAAATATAGTAATATCTTTTTTCTTTAATTATAGTCCAAAATCCAAATCTACGATATCCAATGCCGCACACGCTACATATAATTCTGCAAATGAACGAGCCGGAATGTTATTTCCATCTACATCATTTAATTGTGCAGTTGATAAATCTACTACCATTCCTGTCAATCCACTACCATCTCCTACAAAGGATGTTGCGGTTACACTTCCTGTTACTTCTACCGAACCTGTGAATGAATGTATATCATCGGATGTATTACCGAATTTAGAACTGCCACTTTCAAAAAGGACAGATGAGGATATAATTGAAATATTGAATTGTCTTGCATTAACTGCTCCTAATATAGTTAGGTCGTTTGTTACTAATGCCGAACCACTAATTATTGCTTCACCATGATTAATGGTAAGTGTATCGTTTACTTTTAGAGAACCAAACGAACCAGTTCCCTCTAATCTAATAGAACCCGTTACTACGGAATTTGTTGTTAGTACACTTTCAACCGTTTCAATTGAACCTGATTTTTTAAAATAAATCTTACCATCGTAAGTATTTACCGCTAATTCTCCTAAATTAAGTGAACCTGTACCAGGTACCTTACCCGATAACGCAGAACGTTTCAGCTGAACAATTGATGCCATATGGCTAAGTCTTTAAAGTTATCTAACAAAAATGTAGTATATACTACGAACATAAATATACTATAAAATAAAAAACCCCTACTAAGAGGGGTTTTATTAAATTTTTTGTTTGTTATTAAAGTTCTCCACCATCTGGACCAAATGATGCTGATATTTCTAAGTTGAATAATCTACTATGAACTGAACCACTAAATGCTAATACATCACCGATTCCGTAAAGAGAACCACTAAATCCTGCTCCTGCCGTAATAGTTGCGATTGTTACATCGTTATATCTAAAATCAACCGAACTTGTTGTAGTTGCTACTTTATAAAGAGAACCACTACCTTGTATATATCCGATTGTTCCTGCGAACGGGTCAGAGTTGAAATCAAAGTCATCGGGTCTCATTGATGCAGTTACGCCGGTTAATCCGGCACCACTACCTATGAAAGTAGATGCAGATACTACCGATGCACTAACTGCTCCAGTCAAACTAATCGAACCCGTTACGGTTGCTCCGGCAACTACGATTTCTACTACCTCATCAGTTGAACCCGATTTGTGTAAAAATGCTTTACCATCATAGGTATTTAATGCTATTTCACCTACTTTTAACGATGCGGTGGTAGGTACTGAACCTGCTACGCCTGAACGTTTTAGTAATATCGATGAAGTTGGGTTGTTTGCCATAATATATTTTTATTTATTTCTTTATTTTGTTTTATTAATAAGTTCCACCATCGATTATACTAATTCTAGTTTCAATTGATGAACTGAATGTTGAGTATCCAGTTGTTTGTGTGATATCAACTTGTATTGAACCACTTACTAACCCTGCCGGCTTACCAACTAAATTTTCAAATGTTGCTGCTGCCGTTGATGCACTTATTGCCGTTGCAACTGAACCACTATATGTAGTAAATCCGGTCGTATCACTAATTGTAATTTGCGAAGAACCACTTACTATTCCTGCTGGTATAGAAGAAATACTTGCGTATGTAATTTGCGAAGAACCACTTACTATTCCTGCTGGTATAGAAGAAATACTTGCGTATGTAATTTGCGAAGAACCACTTACTATTCCTTCAACATTTAATTTAGTTTTAATTGTTGTATCAATAGAAGAAGTAAATGAATTTAAACTTGCAGTTGTTGTATTTAAATTAGAAACCGATATATTAACACTTGCAGAAGTTGATTCTAAATTTGTTAATCTACCATCTTGTGTATCATTCGTTGTTTTGGCAGTTGATGCTGATGCAATTAAACTTCCACTAACTACACCAATTTCAGTTAATCTTGTATCAACTGAAGCAGTGTAAACACCTAATGTATTATTTTGTGTTAATTGAGATGAACTGAATGAATTTATATTTGTTATTGAAACTCCTTGTGAGTCATTTGTTGTCTTAGCTGCCGATGCTGAAGCAATTAACGAACCACTTACAACTCCAATTTCAGTAAATCTAGTTTCAGCTGAAGAACTGAATGATTCGATGTTCGATAATCTAACTAATGCAGAAGAACTAAAAGAGTTTAAGTTTGTTATTGAAATTCCAGCTCCACTTCCTACCGATGCACTTAAAGCTGAAATTGAAGATGAAATAGAACCACTAAAATCACCATATCCAGTTGTATTGGAAATAGTAATTTGTGCAGATGATGTAACAACATTATCACCTTCTGCTCTTAATAATTTAGATTCAGCTCCTGCTGCTCCTGCCTTCCAATAATCGTTTGTAGAATCCCAAAGTAAAGAACCACTTACCGTATTAGGTGCAGTTGGGTCTTTAAC